CCATGAATTCCTTATAGATGGCATTGCATCCATATATCGTTCCATGACCAACTAGAGAGTTTAGATCAAGGCTCTTCCTCGACGTTCCATTACCAATAATGAAAGCCGCATCACTTCCAATCTTTTTCTCTGGGGTCGCTTCCATCTAAGTCAACTTCCTTGTGCTTACTGGCATCTACTCGAAGTTCTTTCTCATAGATTTTACTCTGCTTCACTTTACGAAATTTTGTAGATGAATTATAGTCGTAGCCATGTTCTTCATTGTCATGGCGATAGGATCTAGACATTTTAGAATTAACCCTCCTTGATTAGTGTTGGATATACTTTCATTACGAGCTCCTTAGTCACGTTCTTAAATGGCATCTTTTTATCCTTAATATCACATAGCAACTCAGCGTCCATAGGATCAATGGATTCTAGTATCTGAATGAAGATATTTTCTCGCCGAAATCGAGTTAGTGCGGAACTGCTATTCTTTAGAAAGATATGAAGCTTCTTTGCTTCTGCTTGGAACCTACCCTCAGAGTCTGATCCGAGACGAAGAGGAGTATAGGGTGGTTTGCCTTCTGGCAAATCAAAGATAAGTTTGCTATTAAATGCATAGTCTAAGATTGTCTTGAGATTGCTCGTTGTATGTTTTCTCAGACACTCTTCTCTTTCTTTCTCGGATGGAAGGGAATCGACTTCTTTAAGAATTTCATAGACTGACTTGGTCTTCATAATTATCACTTTCCAGAACAGAGTAATATTGTGTATTTATTTATTCGGCCATTTGGAGTCGACTTCTTTCCTCTGATTTCTTTACAGGCGTTGGAAATAACTCGAGTCTTTGGGATACTGAACTTAGGAAGCATTGACTCTGGCTTTCGAAGAGTAAATGTCGTTGAATTTGTCTTGTCATAATTTATGATTGTCGAACCCTTTACTGATAGGCCATGAGCAGAATCAGAATTATAGACTGAGATTTTCCTGTTCTTGGTATTGTAGCATACTAGTAGACTCGACTTAATTATATTAGTTGGATCAATACTATTCAATTTCAGATCTACAAAATCAGAAAGGAACTTGAGACGAGAGACAAGCTTCTCAGGAGTCTTGGGTTTCTTCTTACGAAACTTCTTGGTCGCGTCGACCTCGGTCAACTTAAACGCACTCTCGCTAATGATGTCATTTACAAAGTCAAGATATTTCTTCATATCCCTCTTACCAATCCAGGCATATGCCTCATTGAGCTGTTCATCCTTCTTTAGGATAACCTGCTCGAGCTCATCCTTCAACTTATTGTAATATGCCACGATTTCCTTGAGATGTGGTTTCTTGACATTATTTGAAGTAATAAATTTGTTCATTGTAAATCGAGAGGAGAATTTGCCAGTGACAAATTCATCGATGGCGCACTCGAGATCACCGATTATGTCTCTGGTTTTCTCTCGGATATTTTCTTGAATTGATGGACGATTGGGAGCAGCTTCCTCTTTTCTATCTTCCATTACAGAAGAATACTTTTCAACGATCCTATCAACAGTCTTTTGAATGAATTGAATAGAATCATCGGAAGGGATCAATCCATTTGTAATCATTCGAGCCAGAGCACCGATCGTCTGGAATTCGGTATCTTTGGATAATTTCAACACTTCAAGCTTCTTGTTTACCTTCTTAGACTTTCCCTTGGTGTTCTCATAATACTTAATGAAGTATCCCTTGAGATCTTTCGAATCTCTATAATTGTTGTACCATGAATATGCCTGGGCCTTCTTATAGTCTGGGACGGTCCCAATAAGCTTTGGTTCATTTCCGCCAATGCGTCGATCGATTTCAGTAATTTTCATTATAATTCCTTGTAGACATTATGGCTGTGTCATCAGCTTACATATCATCATAGCATAGAACCCGAAGGAAGTAAAGTGAATTCTTTTGTTAGATATCAATAGGTTAGGCTAAGTCATTGATCTAGAAGGAAATTATCTTTTCCAATGATATCAATGGGTTAGCTATTTGTTGTTCGAAGATTACACTTTAATGTGATTTCTTATGTCTATGACAGACTCTTCCTCGATGATCTTTATTATTTTATCCCTGCATTTTGTTTTTCGGGAAATTCCAAATATGCTTGTACAAATTTCACAGATAAAGCAGAAGAAATGGCGGTCATCTGTCCTGTAGCAGGATCAGGATAGCCATCTGCCAATCTTCTCATTGCTTTGTACAGTGACGGAGATGAAAGTTGCCCATAACTTTGATGATGAGTTGACCAAGTCATATTTAAATGATTGATGAATTTATCCACATCTACATATCCCGCCATCACGCCTTCGGCTCGTTCTGATGTCAATTTTAGATTAAATCTTAATCCTCTGAATGTTTGTGTCGTGTTTGTGTCAAAGGTTGCAGAAGCAGGAATTTCAACATCTGCGCCTTCTGTTATCAATACACCATCTGCGATCTTTCCTTTAAATGACTGAATAAATCTTTTTCCCCAGCGCATATCAATTTGTTGTGTGCCACCTGCTAAAAACTGTGAGCCAGAAGCATCTGCTAATAATGGGTCACGACCTCTGTAAGAGGTCACTGTTACTGAATCATCGTTTTCTAAGTTATCTACATCAGTGATTTCAATGATAACTCTGTTTTGATAAAATCTGCGCATGAATTCATTTTCAAAGTGATACGCTGATCCTTCAGGTGCGCGATAATTCGCAATGCAGCCTATGGCCTTATAATGTTGATTGTCTATGCCCTTCTCGCCATCTGGACTAGTAAAGTCGGTTTCCTTCACTTTATCATCAAGGTTCATACCATAAGAAATTTTGCTGGTGGCTTCTTTGAACTTAAACTGTTCTGCTGTGGTGTCAGGAAACCATTGACGACCTTCACGCATCAATTGAGTTTCTAAAATTGTTCTTTTATTTCCATCATTTGGAAAAAGTGCTTTGAACTGTTCTCTGGGTCCATCATTCATGCCTGAGGGGCACTCGCTCTTTGCGCCTGGAGTTTGATATATGGCCCAATATCGGTGAGTTAAAACATACCCAATTTTACCAGAGACCACAGCCTTTTCTTTGTCTGCACTATGGGATGGATTATAAAAACACAGTGATAGCAAGACAATTAAAGATGTAAATAATAGACGCATAATGCAGACTCCTTTTATAGTATTTATTATTTTATTGGTAAGATTTATTTCCGACTGAACTCTATCTCTACTTACCCAGAATAGAATTCATTAATGACTTCCACTCCTCGATGCGAGTTTCCCAACCATAAAACACATCAAAATATTGTTTCTGGAAATTCAGCTGAACTTGCATATTCTCTTTATTTTTCTTGAGAGAATTAATTGCAGAGTTCAATGCATTAATGAAGATATTGGCATGTTGATTAGCATCTTCATGGAACTGATACATGAATGCAAAGCTCGAGCAGGTTTCGGGAAGTGCTCCAAGATTCGGGCAAACAGTAATACATCCAGCCGACATTGCCTCGATTGCAGAAATACAAGAAGTCTCTTCCCAAATCGAAGGATATGCGAATATGTGAGCCTGAGTTAGTGCCTTCCGGATCTCTGAATTGGAAACTGATCCATAGTAGTTTATTCTGGGATGACTTTTACAACGATCGAATAACTCGACAAATTGCTTATCTCTTTCTTCCCATCCATAGATCTTGAAGGAAGAGTATACGTCGAGTTCGATTTCGGGATGAATCTCTGCCAATTTCTCGAATACTGGGATCAAAATGCTCAGACCACGATGAGGTGTGGTATGATAGATCAGCTTAATCCTATCAGTGGGCTTTTTGTGTTCTGGAATAGGATCGATGGCATTCCGAAGAATCACGCCATCAGAGTAAGGAACTCCGAGTCTATTTGCATATTGCTGACATTGCCAGTTCGAGACGTAGATTAGCTTCTTAAACATTTCTCGATTATTACTATCTTTTAGAAACTGTACCTCTGGATCACCCGCCAAATCATGGAGCCAGAGAAGTTTCGGTCTTTTCTCATCAAGGACACGAACCCTCGAACAAATAATCTGAAAGACGTCTTTGAGCTCTTCGGGGAGACGCTCATAGAGCCAACCTTGCATTAGCTCTGTTCCACCCTGGGCCTTCATGCTCAGCTCATTCAACTCAATCCCTGTACGATTTAAGCTGACATCTGAATACTTGTTTCCTGATATGATATTGATTTTAGTTGCCATGTTGTTTTTCCCAATCCCAAGTCTTGAATGAAATAAGACCTGTAAAATTAAATGATCGCCATCCATTTTTAGTTAGATCGAAAATGGTGACCAAATCTTTGGGCTTTTCTGCCTTTACATCTGTGATGCTCTTGGGATGAAACTCTCCTGGAATTATATTGATGTTTGTCGTCCCGACCATCTCTCGAATTGTTCCATCCTTCTTCTTGAATGTAACAAACAATGCACCCTCAGATAATTCTTTCTTCAATGTATCAACACTCACAGTCATGTCATCACCCATTTAATTGAACCTTAATTTCAGCACCAGCTCTTGTTTCATTTACACTTTTCAATCTTTCATTTAATTCAGGAAGTCCTCCAATATGATAATTATCTAAGAAAATTTGAGGAACACTCTTTACTCCAGGAATGATGGATAATAGAGTATCTTTGTTCTGTTGAATCGCAACATCGACGAATTCTACATCTTCATTTGCATCGGTCAAGATTTTTTTGGCGACCATGCATGCAGTGCAATCTTGTTTTCCGTAAATTTTATACACTTAACACTCTCCTTCTAACTTATATAGTAATCATTCAAAAACTCTATTATGAGTATCCGAACATCTTACAAAGGTGGTACACTTGGGTATATCTTTCAACCTCGATGCACCAATATAGGTACATGCACTTCGAAGCCCACCTAATATGTTTTGAACAGTTGTAGAAACTGGACCAAGATACTTAGTCAATACTTCTCTGCCTTCAGAAGAACGATATTCCTTGAGTCCTCCAAAGTGTTTATCATTTGCAGCAGCTGAACTCAT